GTTGAATCCTTGTGGTCTTATCACTCCTGAATTGTAACGAACTGTCTCGTATAAAATTTGCATTTGATTCTGTAACACACCTGTACCGTCTGCCTGGTCCATGTTGTCATGGCTGAAAGAACCTATCACAGGATTGACCAAACTGAACGATGTGAATCTCTGATTGTGTAGGACAAAGATTGTTATGTTCCTCAGGTAAGGTTTCCTACGTTGCTTGGGAGTGTCCAGACCCCACTTGGTATATGTTCTGTCAGTGTTGTAGTAATCGTCCTTGCTGATGTTCTGTATGGCTTCGCCCAGTTGTACAGGATCAGCAACATTGTACTCGTAATATTTCTTCCAGAATGCATTGACAGTGTCAGCATGGTCATCGTGGAATGTTATGTTTATTGGTTCGTACACTATTCTTGTGTTGGTGTACATCTTCTTGTTGTACTGAACTTTCTCTTCGTAGTTCATGTTGTACTTTGGAAGGTCAACAGCTCTGACCAACATGTTCAGTTCTCTTCTTTCAGCTTCTGTGAATGAGTTAACACCCACTGTGTCGTCTAGGTCGAAAACAACATGGTAGAGGAATTTGTGTTTTGGTGCCAGCTTGTGATGATCATCTATGTACAGTCTAGAGGCATGTCGGAAGTCTTTCATTCCTGGCATTCCGTTCTGCACACCTTTTAAGAAGTTGTTTATGCTTGGCATACTGTTATTTATAGTCACAAAAAAAGCGCCTATAAAGACGCTTTCCGTGTATTAAATGCTAAGTCTAATTTTGTATTATTGTCCACCACCTGTTGAAAGTGTACCAATTGTTCTAGCTACTGCTGTTCCAATTCCTGTACCTTGTGGTGTCTGTATCGCATTGTCATAACTTAATGACATTGTGATTGTTGCTGGTTCTGAAGTGTTGTACGCCAGTGTGTTGTAGTTAACATTTTCAATATACGCACCGTACATTTCCCATGTTTCTAAAACGTTTGGAGCACTTGATCCATTACCACCGTCTAACATTTCAATTCTAGCTGTGAATTTGTAATCAATACCCGATGCCGCTGATGCTTGTTCAAAGAAATCAAACTGTTTCTGAATCTGTTCACCAACCAGTTTAGTAACTGAGTTGTTAACATCATCTCTCAATGTGATTGTGATCGGTTCCCAAGTGTGTTTACCTGCAACATAAACTTTTGAGTTGTACACATCTAGTGTTACTTTGTCAAAAGTCAAGTTAGGTCTTGTGATATCTATAACTTGTTTCGTTAGTTCTGATCTTGGTGTTGATACTCCAAAATTTTCTAGGACTGCTCTGAAACGATACTGAAGTTTTGGCATCAACAAACCTTGTGATGCTGAGCTTTGATCGTTTGCTAAAGGTACTGTAAATTTTGATAATGTTGATATTGCCATCTGTTTCTCCTATTTATCGAAAATTAGTTCCCTAATTTTGCAATTTCTCCTGTGTTTTTGATTCTCAACGGTATGTAAATAAATTCAACTGATTTAACTGGCTCAATTGCTATGTCTACGTACAGTTCATTTCTGTCTATTCTAGTAGCTGTGTTGTTCGTTTCGTCACAAACTACCAAGAAGTCAAACAATGCTCTCTGTCCAACAAGTTCCAACAAGAATGATTCGATCGCACCTCTGATCTCGTTCCTCGTTAGTTCATCATTTGGTTCAAAGATAAATGGTTTTCCAACTGCGTCTAACTGTGTTCTTAAGTAGACTGCCAATCTTGAAACGTTTATTCTGTCCAAAGCTGAACTTGCCGATGTTTTAGTTAAGTTACCAAAGTTAACAATCCCTGCTCCTGCAAAGAAAGTAATTGGGTTAATCTTAACTTCATGCATTGAATCTCTCACTGACTCCGTTACAGATATTGTTTCGAACTCTCCAGACGCTGTGTCAATGTAACCAACTGAGGTTGCATTGTCAACAACACCTCTTCTTGTTCCTGATGGAGCGAACCATGGGAAAGCAACACTGTCGTTGTTTGCCAGTGTTCTCAACATCATGTGTGATGCCGGAACAACAATTGATTTACCTGTGTTGTCCGTAGTCAATCCTGATGGATAAAACACACCCAAGTAATCACTTGCACTTACAAGACCGTCTTCACCATTATCTAAAGCCACTGCTGTGTTGTTGGCCCAATCCTGGATTGCAGTTGACGTACCCTCTAATCTTAATGGAGTGTCTCCAACTATAAACGCTGTTTCGTTTCTGTCTGTGTTCAAGTTGATCATGTTCGAGATCAATTCTGGATAACCTGGTACAGCAATAACATTGAAGCCTCTTTGGTCTTCTCTGATTGCTTGGTTGGTGTCGATCTCTGATTTCAGTTGCTCAACAATAACTTTTCTCTGTGATTTTCTTCCGAAAGATCCAGATCCGTCTGCATTGTTGCTTGATTTAGTTACCCATCTGTCTGGGTAGTAAGTAGACACAGATTCGTTACTGTTGAATCTGATGTTACCCAACCCACTTGATCCAGAACCTGGATACTTCGTAGTTGTGATGTAACTGTTTTTGTATTCTTTAACATTGTAACCAGAACGTCTAGTGTTGTAAAGCAGTATACCCTGTGGGAATAAAGTTGGATCTGGAGCATCCGGGTCTAGGAAACCATCTGTCAACAATGATTTGATTGTTGAAGCTGTTCCTGCCGCTGTTGATGTTCCTGCCGCTTTGTCAGTAGAGTTGTGCCATCTCGCATCTGCGAAAACTACACCGTCTTCTGTTGTCTGGTCAGCTTTGTCAACTAGCACCCATGCCGCACCAGTTGTTGTAACTGCTACTTGGTTGGCTGTGTTAGTTGAACTCAACGTTGCCGCTGTGTTGTATTTGTAAAGTTTTGGATAGTTCTCTAGATCACTTGTGTCAATCCATAAGTCATTGCTTACAAGTGCAGTACCATCTGATTGTGTAGTTGGTGCTGTTGCACTAAACTGTGGACCATTTGGATCAGTAGTCGAGTATGCTGTCGCATAACCAACAAAAGTTGTTCCGTTGTGTGCCATGATGTCTGCATCTAAAGTAGTGCTGTACCAAAGTGTGCCATCTGCTGGTTCGTTGCTTGGAGCAGAAAGTGAAGCTGTGTAGCTCAATCTTTTCCAGTTTGAAATTAACAATCCTCTGTTTGCTGTTGAGTCCATGGACTCTCCAGTTGGAACTGTGTACAAGTTGTCAATCAGTGTTGAACTGTTTGCTGTGTACGTTCCGTAAACGTGTGCTGTTGAGGCATAATCAAAACCTGCATCTGCCAATGGCGTACCAATGTCTCCGTCCACCAATCTGATGTCACCGCCCAGTACGTGTGTAAGCACGATCTCGCCAGTTGTTAATTTACTTGCTCTAACATTTATTAGTTCAGTAGTTGATGTAGATAATGCATTAGCGTTAACTTTGGCGTTAACTGCCGCAACAAAATCATCAGCACCTGTTCCACCTAGTGTAACTGTAACTGCTGTACTGAATCCATCCTGATTTTTTCTTGTCTCTTTGATTGTGAAATTGTCTGCACTTGTGAAACTTGGACTAGTCAATAAACTTGTAACTGTTGTAGCACCACCTTCATATCTGAATAGTTGGAAATCTCCAATGTTAGGTGTTGTGTCGAGGGCGTCTGCCGCTGTCATGCTCTGCTCAGTGATATTGAATTGTGTGTATAAAGTTCCAACTGTTAATGCAGTTCCACCGTTCGCCGCATCTAACTTGAAGATCGCTGTGCTGTGATCATCATGTAACGGAGCCGCTACTGTTGAGAAACTTGCACTTGACGAAGCATAAAGTTTAGCAACAATGTTTGCACCTGAGTTTGCAGATGTTGTCTTGAACCAAACTGAACCGTTGGGTCTGTTTTCGTCTGCTGATTTCCAAGTTGGTCTTGAAGTGTGTGCCGCTTGTAAAAACTGTACACCATTAGCGACACCTGATGTGATGCCCAATGAAGCTCTTAACCCTGTGCCTGAATCAAATCTGATTGTGTTGGTACCTTCTGTTGAATCACCCAATGCGCCACCGTTGTGGAATATCTCTAGGTTACCTGTCACACTGTTTACTGAAGCTGTAACGTTAGTCACGTTAGAACCGATCGCTGATGCAACATCTGATAATGCTGTACCACCAGTTGTAATAGTGATACCATTCATGATCATGTTATGACCATTAGTAACTGTTGTTCCAGATGCAACTGTCACTACAGGTAGTGATGTGTGCCATGCCTGTGATCCAATCTGTACCCAAGTGTTACTTGCTGTCTTCTTGAAGATCTTGTTTGAAACGTGTGTAGTGTTGATTGCGTATGAACCAACTTGTCCAATTGAAGTAAGTGGTGCACCAGTAGAAACACCGCCAACTAGATCAGCTACTAGAGTGATCAGTATTGGAGTAATTGTTGTGAACGCTTGATCTGTTTGTGACCACTCAAATAAACCATAGCTAGTTGATGCAAGGTCAAACCAGTATGATGCGTCTGTTGGGTCTGCTGTAGGAGCCGTTGCACTACCGATCAAATCGTTAGTGTCAATGTTTGCTCTTAAAACAAAAGCTCTGTTGGCCACACCCAAGAATGAGTAAGCCGCTTGTAGACCGTATTCATTCAATTCATAGCCGTTTAATGAATTTCCTGATGCGTCTGTGTAGAATTTCGGATCTCCGAAAGTCTCTGTTAATTCTCTCTGAGATGAGATCAAGAAAGCAGTGTTGGCGTTTGCAGTTTGTGTTCCTGTCGCTGTGCTGTCGCCTGCTCCGTTTGTCTTATCCTGTCCTGATGCTACTATGAATAGTGGTGTAGTACCCGCATCTGATGGTACATAGAAACTTTCGTTTATTACTGAAACTTCTACTCCTGGTGATGTTAATGCCATTTTTCGTTTTCTCCTTGCAAGTTTAACGTATACAGAGTTATTTATTCAATCGTATGGTTTTTACGATATAACTTGCTATTTTTAGGTGCCTATATAGGCAACGTAAATAAGCATATGCAATACAAAGACAGACCGCTATGCAAGGGGTGTAAGGCAAAGCCCAGGGCCTATGCCTACAGGCGTGGATTAAAAGTTTACTGGCGTAGCCTGTGTGATACCTGCAACAGAAAGAAGTCCGGCAAGAAAGTGGGAGGAATCACAGCCCTACAAAGATCCGGATACAAGAAACACAAGAAGTGTGAGCTGTGCGGATTCAGGGCACAGAAACAATCCCAGTTGGATGTGTTTTTCGTGGATGGGAGTATGAGGAATACTGCTACTACTAATTTAAAAACTGTTTGCGCCAATTGCCAAAGGTTGGAAAGCGTCCGTAATTTGGGATGGCGTATTGGTGATCTTGTTGCTGATGATTAGGTCATCGATTTGACTGTATAGCTCTTCTAAAGTTCCGTCGTTCCTAATAACATAATCAAAATCTGATTTTGCCCATGCAAATTCTGAACTGTGGATTCCTGCAGGCATTATGTTGCCTTCAACGTAGCTTGTGAACCAATCAGGATCTTGTCCTCTTTTTACAAGTATGATCTTACCACCGGACTCTCTGATTGTTTTGATCTCATTCTCAAATCTCGTATCTGATATCACTGTGGGTTCGCCTTTGTATCTAGCTAGACAGCTATCAATCCATATGGCATCGTGCATGTTCTGACGCATTACTTCTGTGCCAAAGTGTTGTAGCACCCAACGTGGGGTCACATCCTTGTTGAATTTTTTACTCCAGAATGTGTCGGGCTGTTCTCTCCACGCTCTGCTCTCGTCGGTCTTGCCTTCCAGCATTTCCCTGTCCCAATTGAACATGGAACTTACTGCATCTTTTAAACTTTTTGCGAATGAATCTTTACGGAAATTATGTTTCTGTGCCAGTCTATCTGCGACTGTGCCCTTACCAGAACCTATTAATCCTACTACACCTACTAACATAGGTTTATTATACTATTTTTTTAAACGTTTTTCAATCTCTTTTTTAACATCATGGACTGATGTTAATACCAGTTTCCGTACGCCCAGTTTCTTTTCTTTC